AATTGACATAAATATATGTATCGCAGATCAGTAGGAATTTATGCTATTATTTAAAGAACTCATCTATCGCGGCGTTTCAGCAGGTATGACACCCGCCAGAACCAAAGTCGCAAGAGAATGGTACAGAGATGCCGCAGCCCAAGCGGAAGGCGTTGCTTCGCTTACCCCATCCAAAATTATTCGTTCGTTTGAACCAAAGCGTAAAGTTGTAGAGATGAAGCCTGGATATATGTACTTGTTTAAGTATGACCCAAAAGGCAAACTTGATCTGCCATACTACGACACATTTCCACTTATCTTTCCGATTGAGACTTATAACGATGGCTTTCTAGGCATCAACTTTCACTACTTGCCATATATGCTTCGCGCAAAATTAATGGATGCATTATACAGTATCACTACTGATAAAAAGTACAATGAGAAAACAAAGATTCTAGCAACCTATCGTATTCTGAAAAGTGCATCTAAATATAGTGCGTTCAAACCAACTGTTAAGCGATACTTAAACAATCACATTCGCTCCCAGTTTTTAGAAATTAGGGCACCGGAGTGGGACATGGCATTGTTCATGCCGCTTGAAAGATTTAAAAAATCAGATAAAGCAAGCATTTGGGCAGACAGTCGATCAATGATCTAAGGAAAAACATAAATGTTTAGTATCAGTCAATTCAGAGCAAACTTCTCAGTCGTAAGACCTAATATGTTTTACGCGGAGGTTGATTTGCCTCCAGAATTAAGAAGTGCGTTTTTAACTAAAGCAAAAACAGGGCTTACAAATCCTGGTCGACCAGGACAAACTTTTAATGTTGAAGGTAGCGCGAATATTTCTGGTCCAAATTGGTGGAATTCATTTGACGGAAAAGACATTAACTCAACTTTTCGCTTTCGTTGTGAAGCAACTGAATTGCCAGGAAGAAGTGTGTCTACAAGTGACGATCAAGCATATGGTCCAACAACAAAATACGCATATGAAACTTCTTATGCAGATGTGCCTTTACAAATTATTTGCTCTGAAGACTTTAGAGAAAGAGTAATGTTTGAGGTTTGGCTAGAAAACATTATCAATCAAACAGACCTTAAAAACGGAGTTGCAAGTCGAGCAGGACTTGCAAAGTATTACAATCAATATGCATCAGGACAAGTGAGAATTATTCAAGTGAGTGGTGAGAGAAAACAACTTGCAAGATACACACTTTATAATGCATATCCAATTCAAATTAGCCCAATGAACTTGACTTGGGAAGAACCGAACACATATCAACGATTTTCAGTAACAATGACATATCGTTTTCATACTGTGGACTTTACGCAGGGTTATATTAATTTGCCTGGAGATCCGGCAAGAGTAGTGGATGCAAATTTTGTTGGTCCAATACAACAAGCAACATTTATTTAATTTTTTATTATTTCTAAAGGAGAAATATCATGGCTTTACCAAAAATCAAATCACCGATTTATGAGTTGACATTACACTCAACCAAACAAAGTTACAAGTACAGACCGTTCTTAGTTAAAGAACAAAAGATTCTTTTAATGGCTCTTGAATCTCAAGATCCAAAAGAGATGCTTCGTGCAATTAAACAGATCATTACCAATTGCTCTGTAGACGAAATTGATGTGGATAAACTTCCAATGTTCGATTTGGAATATTTCTTCCTACGTCTTCGTGGCAAGTCAATTGGTGAAGAGATTGAACTCAAACTTACACACCCTACAGGGCTAAACTCTAAAGGTGAAATGTGTGAATTCAATACACCATACAAATTCAACATTATGGAAGTTGAAGTAGAAGTAGGAGATACTCATACTAACAAGATTCTTTTAGATGAAGAGTCTGGTGTTGGTGTTGTATTGAAATATCCAACCATGTCTATGGCAGATAAGTTACAAGCAAACGATAAACAAAATCAATTCGATGTGATTCAAGGCGTTGTGGTTGAAAGTATTGACTATATTTTCGATAACGAAAACACATATCCAGCAAGCGAATCTACAAAGGCTGAATTGATTGAATTTATCAACGGACTTTCACAAGAACAGTTTGCAAAAATAACTGAATTCTTTAATACAATGCCTAAACTCAGAAAAACAATTGCATGGACTTGCTCTCATTGCGGTTGCGATGACAAGGTTGAGTTGGAGGGTATGACAAGTTTTTTCGGGTAACAATGTCGAATGAAAATCTTCTAAATTATTACAAGACAAACTTTGCTATGGTACAACACCATAAATATAGTTTAACTGAACTTGAGGAGATGATGCCTTTTGAGCGTGACATTTATATAACTTTATTGGGTGAATTCATAAAAGAAGAAAATCAGAGACAAAGAGAACAACAAGCGCAATTAAAGTCAAGAAGAAAATAAATGGCAACAAATTTAGTAGGCGACCTAGGTAAAACGATTGCTGGTTCAATCAGTCAATCCCTTTCAGGCTTCGGAGCGGGCCTGAAGGGGGCTGCCATGGCGGGTAACCCTGCGGCATTTGCACCTGCATTTGCAAGCCTTGCTAAAATGATGAAGGTTGATCAAACTCAGCGCCAGCGCGATAGGGCATTTGAAGAAGAAAAATCTTTAGAGCAGAAAAAACTCTTTACCGATATTCTCGGTGAACAAAAGAAAACTAATAGTATATTATCAGACCTTCTAAAGGCTTTTTTAGGGTTTGGTAAAGGCGATGAAAACAGTTTTCTAAACTTCTTAAAAAATCTTGCGCTTGCAATTGCTGGCGCATTTGCAAAAGGTTTTGATAAACTTCTAAAACTTTTTAGAGGTTTCTTGGATGCATTCAATACAAAGTTTGATGACATTCTTGCAAGATTTAGAAGGATATTGAAATTCCTTGAAGACGGGCTTGCTCGTCTAGGAAAAATAGTAAACTTTATTACAGACGTACTTCGTGGTCTTGGCGATGGGCTTCTACGATTCTTAGACTTTTTAAAGAATCTAAGAGTAAAATTTCCTTCGTTAGACAATCTATTTAAGTTCTTTGAGGACTTGCCAAGACGTTTTGGCGATTTTTTCAGAAACCTATTTGATAGATTTAAAAAACTTCCTTTTGTTGATGACATACTAAAATTTCTTTCAGACTTACCAGGTAGATTTAGAAACATATTTACAGGTGTTCTTGATACGTTCAAGAATGCATTTGATGATTTTAAAACAAGATTTAGAATTCCTAGTTTTGATGACATTATCAAAGCGTTCGATGACTTTAAATCCAGAATCAGACTACCTAACTTTGAAGATGTAATTCGTGCAATTGAAAAAACATTTGATGCGCTACCTGCAAGTTTTGGTCGTTTGAAAAATGCTACGCTATTAAATGTAGCGTTTTTAGCAGACTTGATTGATGAAGTAAGAGCAAACATCGGCGCAAAATTTGACGCATTCAAAACAACATTTACTGATGCATTTGGTAAAGTAGGAAGTTACTTTGATGACTTGGCTATCAAATTTGATAGTCTTAGAACTAGCGCACTCGAATCATTCAACCGAGTTTCTGCCGCATTCTCTGATGGTCGTTTAGCATTAAGTTTAGATGACTTAGGCAAAATCATGCCTGAGATTCTTGGTGGCACCGGTGGCTTCCTTGAATCTATTGCTGCCAAACTAGGATACTTCTATCAAACATACGTTGTAGAAACAGTTCAAAAAGGACTGAAAGCAATGGGTGATGCCATTGAAGCAATCAAGAATTCTGAAGTGGTAAGAATTCTTGGTGACATTGGCAAAAAACTATTGAAGTTTTTAATCCCTCTTGATATTGTTCTATCCGTATTTGATGGTCTATTAGTAGCGTTTAGTGAAGATAAGATTGCATCAATCATTGATAAGAATGCAATTGAAGTTACCTTTATGGATCGTGTTGCCGCGTTTTTAGGCGGCGGTCTTTCTTCGTTCTTCTTAGGCTTCGTTGACATTGCATCTCAAGTACTCAACTATGCAATTAGTAACATTTTTGGTAGCGGTGCAACATGGGCAGAAAGTTATAACACTGGTCTACAAGAAGTAGGCACACTTTATGTAACTCGCATATTCAATAACATATTTGATTTTGTAAAAGAAACAGCCAGATTAATTGGCGCATTGTTTACCTTTGACGGCGAAGGCATTAAGAATGCTTTTAGTGAATTGTATTTAATCTTTGAAGATTTTGTTGTTAACATTGTCAACTTTGCTGTGGAGATACTTGATAAAATTGGCATTCGAGGTTTTTTTATTCGAATGGGTAATGTGATTGGGGAGTTTTGGAATGATTTATCAAATTCAATTGGTGAAGGCTGGTTCAACGCCAAGAAGTTCGTATTCGGTGTAGTGGGTAAAGCAATTGATGCAAGCATAAACTTTATTGGACCTTCTATTACAAGTATGTTCAATGCAATCTCAAGAGGCGTTAACGCAATTACCTCTTATGTTGTTGATAAAGTTGCGGCTTTTCTTAATTACATTCCTGGTGGCGCCGAACTGGCGAAAAAACTACAAGAGTTTGGTAAAGGCCTTCAAATACAAGAAACTAAGTATGAACCATATCAAAGCGGCCTGACAAAAGAAGCCGCTAAGATGGAGAAGGAAAGTTATAAGAAAACAACTTTTACTAAAACAGATGACAATTATGTAAGAGACCGTGACGCAGTTGTTTCAACTAAACAAAGAAGAGATAGAGAAAGTGCGGCTGAAAGAAAAAGAGAGAGCAGAAGAGGATTAACTACTCCCGCGCCTGCGCCTGTAGCGCCTGCGCCAGCGGCACCAGCAACATTACCTAGTCAGTCTTCTCCTACTTACACACCAACAAACTTATCAAACAATGCACCTATATCTGTACGCAATAACAATCCAGGTAACCTAAGATACTATTCACGCTATGCAGGTCCTGGTGGTGTATTAGAAGGTGCGATTCCTGGTCCAGAAGGATCATTCGCACAGTTCCCATCACCAGAAATGGGCATGGCGGCTATGCAGAGACAACTTCAACTAGACACACAAACTAGAGGAATGACTCTCACTCAGTTCATTAGTAAGTATGCACCTCCTGGTGATAATAATGATACTGGTGCATACGTTGCAAACATGTCTCGTTCATTAGGCATTGGACCTAATGACAGAATTCCTTCACATCTAATTCCTCAATTGCAAGCGGCGATGATTCGCCAAGAGGGTGGACCAGCCGCATCTAATTATTATTCTGGTGTACAGCCTGGTTCTGGTGGTTCAGCATTTACATTTAGACCGCCATCATTAATGACTGTAGGTATGTCTGGTCAGTATGGCGGTGGCCGCGGTGGTGGTGCATATGACGTAGGTCCTATCATGGAAGCCGCGACAGGCACTTTTGGTCAAGGTGATTTTACAGGATCATTTAGTGGAACACTTAGCGGACCCGAACAAACATATGTTCGTAATGTAACTACGCTTCAACAAGGTACAATTGATGGTATTGAATCTAGAAGAGCATCAACAACTGCATATACAGGTCAAGACGCAGATTCAAGATTGATTGGTCTGAATACTGCATCAAATGAGATGGAGTCTCAGAATCTTGTTTATCAACAGCAAATTGCAACAGGTATTCAAAACCTAAACAATCAATATACGCAACAACGTAAGAGCCTTGAGATGCAATTCTTGGGGCAAATTCAAGGTGATATTAGTCGTGGCATTTATAAAGCGATTGGTGGATCACAAGGTTTTGGTGTCATGGGACAACAAAATAGTGCGTTTGGTTCTATCAATCAATTATATCAAAGTTCATTTCAAAACTTTGCCACAAAGATTCTTGGCAAAGATATGGGTCCTATCTACGGCAATATCTTCTCACAGTTAGCCGCAAGTTATACAGATCAGTTTGTAAATACTGTTCTTGGTCCTATGTTTGGACCAAATGCCGCAAAAGGCTTTAATCGTGCAATCAATAACTATGCACAAGGCGCGACAGTTAGAAACCAATACGATGTACTCAAAGCAGATTACGATAAGACAAAAGTAGAGTTTGATAAACTTTCTTCACAAGTAACTCTTGTTGATCGCTTGAATGCAATGAATCCTATCACTGGTAAGATAGGTGCAGACAAGTTACAAACGATTCAAAAAGTTGATGCACTAGAACAATTGCTTGGTCAAAAAGGTCAGCAAGTATCTCAAGCAAAAGCCGCAGTCAGTCAGAATAAGAAAATGGTGACAGAAGACTTGATCTTTGCCATGACAGGCATTCCAACTGGCATGAGAAGTTTGTTTGGTTACGAAGAAGGCATTCAAAACTTCAGTCAACAAATGGCATTGATGATTGGTCAACCGTTTAGCCCAATGTTTGGTGGTGCTGGTGGTTACGAAGAATATCAGCGTAATGTAGAACGTCAAATGAAACTTGGCGTAGACTCACAAGGTCGCTACATGGAACAAGGCGCCCTACAAATCCGCGATGGTATGGTGTATGCGGGTGATTATCATAATCAAGGTATGAGTCAAGTGCTAGGTAACCACTTGCAAGGTATGGCGAACATCACACAATACTCATTACAATCTCAAGCACAGATTGCACAAATGCAACAACGATCTGCACAAATGCAAATGGCCAGCGGAATGGCTGGCGGCGGTGGCGGAGGTTTCTTCAGTTCTATTGGAAGCATATGGGAAGGCGTTAAGAGTGTCGGTTCCGCAGTAGTAGATGTATTCTCAGGCACCAAGTCAATTGGTGATGCAATTAGCGGAATTTTCTCGCCATCAGCACCAGGAGCCGTAGGCGCAGGTGGAGCAATACCTGGAAAAACAGGACCTGGCGCACCTGCGGGTGGCGGATTCTCAATGGGTAACGCTCTTGTTGATTTTGGTACAATGTATGCCGCACAAAAACTTGGTTTAGGTTTTGGTCCAGCAACATTTGCAATGAATGCACTCGGAAAAAACTTTGTAGCAGGAAAAGGATTTGAAGGCGCCGGAGATATTCTAAAAGGTGGTGCCGGTGGTATTGGTGTTGGTGGAACATTATTTAATTTGTATGCACTAAAGAATGCTGACGTAAGATCGCCAGGCGGTGCATTAAATACCGCACTTGCCACATATCAAATCTATAATGCATTAGCAACAGGAAGTTTGTTAGCCTCAGCCGCCGGCATGGCTGGTACTGTTGGTATGGGCTTAGTGAATGCAGGCGCAACGGGTATGGGAACAACTGTACTAAACTTTGCTGGTGGTATGCAAGCCGCCAATGCAGGTATGAGTGCCGCACAACTGCAAGCCGCATATGCACAGGGTGGTATGACTGTTCCTACTGGTATGACAAGTGGTGTATATGCCGGCACAGCACTACAGGGACTTGCAGGCGGTATGGCGGGTTCATTTATTGGTAGCGCAATTGCAGGCGATAAACAAATAGTTAAGGGTGTCAGTACATCTACAATTGGTTCGATGATTGGTAACTTTATTATGCCTGGTATTGGTGGTCTCATTGGCGGTATTCTTGGTGGTGTTGCCGATTCTCTTTTTGGTATGGGTCCGAAGAAAACTACTGCCGCTGGTGTTACGGGTACTCTCGCAGAGGGAAGTGGAACCAGTATTCGTCAGTATGACGATTGGCATCAAGCAGGCGGCAAATTTAGAAGCAGTCGTAGTGGTCGAAATTATTCGGATGCCGATCCAGAACTTGTTAAGTACATGCAAGGTGCAGTTAATAATATCTTTGGGGGTGTTCGCGAAGGCGCAAACATTCTAGGTATTGATGCAAATGCTATTACAGGATTCACAAAAGCAATTGAAATAAATCTGATGGGTCTTTCACAGGCTGATCAAGCAAAGAGACTGCAAGAAAGCCTTCTTGGTTTCAGCGATGATATGATCAAGACTGCATATGCAGACATTGTAAATTATCAGATTAAAGTTGGTGATGCATTAGAAAGCATAACAACAACATTCAGTAGACTTGTAGAATCTACACTCTTCATGAACAATGCGTTTGAGATGTTGAAATACACCTCAGATGATTTAGCAAAAACAATTGGTGGTAAAACAGGCCTTGCTCTTGCTGATTTAAAATATGATATTATGTCAATGTTCGGAGGTAAAGACCTTCGAGAACAACAAGACAATTTCAATAAATTTGTTGGCGATTACTATAGAACTTTCTATACGCAAGAAGAGCAACTAACTTTTAGTTTAAATCAGAAGAAGAAACAATTTGAAGAAATTGAAAAGGAAGTTAAAACTAAGATTAATATTCCAGGTTTGGAAGGCTTTGACATTCCTGAATTCAAAGGCACAGTTGAAGAGAGCAGAATCGCATATCGCGAGTTTGTAGATAACTTTGTTAAGTCTACTGGTTTGGCAACAGACGAATCAAGAGCAATTTATGCCCAGTTGATTCAGGCAGGTCCTGCGTTTTATGAAGGCGCACAGCAATTTGTTCAATTAAATCAAGTGCAAAGAAAGACAAAGACAAGAGAAGAGTTGATAGCAGAAGGTACTCTGCTTACAGGTACATTTATGGAAGCCGCTGGATCAATTGGTAGTGGTGCGTTCGGTGGCTCATTTGCAAATACAGTAAGTGGTGTAACAAGTAGTCTAGACTACATTTCAAGTACATTGTCTAGTACACCTGCTGGTGGTATTATTCCTACTGAAACATTGGGTGCTGGTTCTCAACAATTCCTAAGAGAACAGGGCAACGCATTGATTAAATCATTTGAAGCCGGAACAAATGTAAATACAGTTGTCGATAACTCAGTACGTCAAGTGTCATCACCAATTACAACATTCGTTATGAAAGATGACAAGGTAAGAGACTTCCATCCAATCCTACGCAATACTGAACGATCATCATTAAGAGCATACACTCTCGCGATGAGATAAAAAAAAGCCCCTCGCAAGAGGGGCTAAAACTGCACATCGGAGAAAAATAATGAATCAGTCTTCAGCCAACTTTTCGAAATAACTCAGATCACCATCTTCATCATTCCAAGGTGGGCTATCTTCTACAGTTTTTGCCTTTTTAACTTCAGCAGGCTTCTCAGCCTTCTTGGTTACAGGCGCAGAAGGTTTTTCAGTAACCACATCATCTTCTAGATTCAAGACCTTGTTTAGTCTTGCTTTCAATTCGTCATAAGATTTGAAGTTGCCCTCAGTAATAAATTCGGAAAGTTTGTTTTGCGCTTTCCAAATTCTTTCAAGTTCATCATCATCTTCAGAGAGAGCCGCGGGTGAATCAAACTCAGACTTATCATAATTTTGATAGCCTTCTACTTTGCGAATCTTCAACTTGAAGTTAGCACCTTCCCATAGATCAAATGGGTTAACAGGTGTTTCATCTTCAAACTCAGGATTCATCAAATCATTCAACTTGTCGAAAATTTTCTTACCAAATTTAAACAAGAAGACCTTACCATCATTGTCAGGATTAGATGGGTCCTTGACAATGTACACGTTAGCGATGTATTGGAGTTTACGTTTTTGTTTACGCGCAGTTTCTTTATCTGATTCAACACCAGAGTTCCACAACATAGTGTTGTATTCAGAAACAGGGTCTTTTTTATTGAGGGTTGTTAGTGAGTTTTCAATGTACCACTGGCCTGTAGGCCCTTGAAATGAGTGGGAGAACAATTGAACCCAAGGCATGTCTTCACCTTCGGCCGCGGGTAGAAAGCGAATGACTGCCATGCCATTACCTGCTTTATCTACTGTTGGTTTCCAGAATCGAGTGTCCTCGTAGGATTTCTTTTCACTAGACTTATCGTTTAGTTTATTGACTTGTTCAGTCAACTTCTCCAAATCTTTTGTGCGAGATTTACGGAGTTCTGCGAATGTATTTGCCATCGTATTTCCTTTGTATTAAAATGTATTGATTGTATTGTTTGCTTGTCCACTTATATCATGCTCAACTACAGTATTATATAGTTGTTCAAGATTCTTTTTAGGCTGGAGAAGAACACAA